ATTTTCTAGGTATGTATAAAATATGACAACGCAAAAAATCTTTGACTTAGGATTGGCGGGTCAAACTAGAACAACTCGTCCTTCATTAGCAAGAACATTTTTTCAAGCACAACGAAAGGAATGTGTTTTGACCCAACAAGATTATGCAAATTTAAATCAATATCTTGATTCCAGAGGCGTAATTTTGATGCATAATAATTTAGACGATTTGAGGCAATACAAATATATTGTCTGTATACCGACAATTTTATTGAGTTCAACTGATGATTATCGGCATGAAGCCATAATTGTTAACATTGAAATTCATTTAGATGCTGGAGCGAAAGTAATTTTATTTTATCGTCAAGTCCAACACACCGACATTGTCACATATTTTAATGAACGATTTTTTTCTATTTATGGGCAACCGGTTGGATATATGATTTATAATCATCCGGGGCAATCAAGCCATGTTGGATGGGCTCGTATGGCGATTGCAAAATTTTTGACAACGCTAGACCGAAATTTAATTGTAGATATTAATGACGATCGACGATATCTAGGTTTAAAAAAAGAACTCAAAAATTCGATACTTACAACGGAAAAAATTAACCAACATATTGAAAAAATTTTAGAAAAAATAAGAACAGATGAATCATATAAAATTATTGTATGTCCTGCAGGTCAAAGGACAGATTCTAAAAAAGCAGCCTTTGTTCAATATACCAAAAAAACTTTTATTAATGCTCAAATATATTTTGCCAAAGCAGGTACCTTTGTTGATGTTTATGCTTGCGGATTAAAACATCAAGATGTTTGTAAAATTTCAACTGTAGGTTTACGAAGTACTCCAAGTTTAAATGCTTGTTTTGCTCGATTGTTTGAGGATTATTCATTCATCAATATTGCATTTGATAATAAATTTAATGTAATTACATTTACAGGACTAAAAAGATTTACAAAAAGGATTCATAGTGTTGCAAGAAAATCTAAAAATCCTCAAACCATGACTGAGCAACAACGAAAACATTTAGAACAAGCAATGGATGGCTGTGTTGTTTTTTTACAAGACGACCCTAGAGATGCAAACAAAGTGATTGCATTAATTCGATGCGGCGCGCACATGGATACTTTAAGAAATAAAGCAGAAAAAGATGGTTATGAATTTCATTTAAAATGCTTAGAATGGAGATACGGAAAATGTGTTGATTGGCAACAACAACAAATGCAACAGGAACAACGGCAACTGCAACAGCAACAGGAACAACGGCAACTGCAACAGCAACAGCAACATCAACAGCAGCAACAACAACAAAATTCTGCAGCAAGAGTACCATCGCTCAAAAAATCGACAACTATGCAAGTTGAGACCATAAAAAATGGTACTTCAGTGACTTTTACAGATGGTCGATTTGGGTACTTTCGAGGATACGATGATAATGGTTATATTGTGCAAATTCCTACTGTTGGTACTCAATATGTACGATTTGATGCTCCCGTCAACGGAACAATCATAAAATGGGGTAAATCTTATCCGATTGTAAAAGGTTCTTTATAAACGATCAAAAAATTTTGTAAGGGCAGTCAGCAAAAAAGTAACAACAACCAATCGAATAAATGGTTAAACCGATAATTATCCCAATATTTGAACCTGTTCATCATTGCGAAGTTTGCAAAATAAAAAATTGAAATTTGAAATTTTTTTTTTCCAAGGTTACAACACCGGCATTAGAAATGATTGATTTTGATTTCTAATTACTAAAATTGATTCTCCAACACAAATGAACAGGTTTATCATCAACAAACAAACGATGCAAACAAGTTTTGAACACCCCGAGGATATTCACATGACGGACCCGATCAAGTTTACCGTCGTAATGCTAAAGCGAGAATTAATGCAAGACATTCTGCTTCTTACAAGAATGAATAATCTGGAAGCAAAATGGCAGCGCTATGAAAAAATAATGAAAAGCTTGTACACACACGAGGACGATTGGGCACCCTTTGATGATCACGATGATTATTATTTGCTTTCCTAGTATTATAAAAATGAATGCTTTTTCGTATATACAAGGCAAGACATCCTGCAATAGACTGGCAAAACTTGGCTTTGAACCTTTTCAAATGCGCTGTAAAATTAGAAATAAAATTGTATAAGAAGCAAGAATATTGTACACATCACACCATCTTATATGATAACTTTCCAGTTTAAAACAAGTTGCAAAATAGATTATAAATAATAAATGATATTGTAGGAGCGTCGCAAAAGGATAATGAAAAACATCGGTATGTCGAACCAATTGATAAAAAAATAAGGAATGATGCGTTATTAAATCAATAATCCATAATTTTGGACCCGTTATTCGAACATTAAAAAATGGTAAATCAAGAAACTTTGGATATATATAAGCAATATAAAATCCTCCCACAGAAGAAATCATACTATTAATCAAATTGATAGGATGACTTGGAATAATAAAAAAAATAATCCATGTCCAAAGTGTAAAGTAACGAAAAATAATATTTACATCTTGAAAACTCATTTTTTATTATTAATATAAAATCAAAACTTTAATTAAAAAATGAGTTTATCAGAAAATCAATGTATTGTTTTTACCATATTTTTTTTAGGTTCAATTATGACCTATAATATTTTAAATGGAAATTACTCTACCATCTTTTTTTATCTAATTTTCTTCGCACCGTATATATATCGATATGTTGTTTATTTATCAAACCAATTTTTACAAAAATACAGATTTCAAAAACTAAAGTCTAAAATATGCCAAAATCTAAAATTCAAAGAGATCAAGGATATTGAAAACCAAATGGACAATGAATGCAGTATCTGTTTGGGAGATGTATTAGATGATGATGATATTACTATATTACCCTGTGGATGCATTCAATTATATCATCCAAAATGTATATTGGATTGGCTACGCATAAAACCATCGTGTCCAACTTGTAGAAAGGAATTTATATAAATTATTTATTTTTCATATCTTATTTTAAAGGAAAAATGAGATTTAGTTGGATTTATGCATTTTTATCGGGTGCATGGCAAATTACAAATCGTTCTGATCCTACTTTTTATATACAAAATGATTTAATTACCACAAAAGCTGAATCTGCCATTTTTACAATGAAACCAGAGTGGAAAAATAATGAGCAATTGTATTTATCGGATCTTGTAATTTTAAAAAGACCCAGTGATTGGATGAATATTGTCAAGTATCGTAAAAAAATCTATTACTATAATATAATTAAAAACCACGGATTGACTTTAAATATATCTTTTGTCAATGATTCCTTGATAAATGTAACCACAATTTTAGACAAGGAAAATTTGGAATTTACAATGGAAAAAATTTCACAGCCAGAAAATTGATTTTTCATTAATTTTCATCTTAATCTAAATAAAGCCTTTCAATGTTTATTTTCACTTGCTGTTTCTCCAAAAAAATAATAACACAAGAATTATTAGAAATATCCTACAAAAATACCATTCCGTTTGTTCCTCCGATTGACGGTGGAAAAGTGATTAAAGTATATGATGGGGATACAATCACAATTGCTGCAAAATTACCCTATACAGGCTCCCCAATATACCGATTTTCTGTTCGATTAAATGGAATTGATTCTCCAGAAATTAAAGGAAAGACGGCTGAGGAAAAAAGGCAGGCAGTTGCCGCCAGAGATGCTCTTTGTGATTTAATTTTTGGAGAGATGGTAATTTTGCGTAATTGTGGGACTGAAAAATATGGACGACTGCTTGCCGATGTTTATTTTTTAAATAAAGAAAGGCAAGAAATTCACATCAATCAATGGATGATTGATAATAAATATGCAATTCCCTATAATGGTGGTACAAAAATTTCCTATAATTAATTAAACAGTATTCTACACAAGGGACACGATTTTTGTGACCACTTTAATAAACAACTTTTGTGAAATACATGAGTATCGTGACACGGTAGCATTACAATTTTTTTTTGGTCGAGTTCCAATTGTTTTAAGCAAATAGAGCATTCCTGCAACGGGTCAACTTTGGACAAGTCACATTTTGGAAATCGCGAGCAAGGTTTAATAGATTTACCAACAATTTGTAAACCGGGATACAAGAGACTACGAATGGAACGACCACGCACATATATTAATGGAATTCTCCTTGAACGATACATTTATTTTATGAAATTGAAAAATGATTTTTTAAATTGTTTATATTTAAATTGTAGTTATTTCCCGTGCGATAGATGAAAAAAGTGTTGATTGATTCTAATTATGTATACTACAAATTTTACAGCGGATCGTATGATAACGCCTTGCAATATCTTAATCGTAAATCTAGAAAACTACCTTTTGATGATCCCGTGTACTTCATCAAAACTAGGTCGGATAATCATGTTTTATTTATTTGTTCTAGACGCGTAAGAACTTGCAACATTGACATGTTATATTCAAAACTTTTATAAAATAATTGATTTAAACATATATAAACCATAAGGAAAAAATGTCGAATCCTGTAGCTACTGATTTTTTTGAAAAGATGAAGAAATCATTCTTGGAAAAAGTGTCTGATGAAGAAAAGGAAAAATATCAAAAATTTGGTGAAAACTTTTACAAATCCTTTAATTTGGATACTGGCGCGCCCAATTATAATGACCCAACCATTTGTATGGAAGAAGCCTTGGCTTATGTTGCGGAAAGTTTAAAGTCTGGACTCCATCCTAAACATTTAACTTTTGATGAAGTTACTTTATTGCGTGCAGGATATGGAGATGATTGGTACAAAAAATGGAATTATACATTGGAAGATATTCCCAAGGAATTGCAATCACCAGAGGAAAAGTGATTAATATAATAATAAAGCAAATATTTTTCAAAATGCATTTTGAAAAAAAATGGGTCTTGCTAACCCAAATACTATTTACTTTTAATGCTGGTTATATGAACTTGCTTACATTTTATTCATTTTATCAATTACCTTCATCGCATGTGTCTGGATTACTAACACGATTGAGTTACGAACTTTATCATGTCAATATTCATATATTTTTTATCGTCTTGGGTAATTTTTTGATGTACTTGTTGGGAACAATTTGCTCTGGATACTTTTTAGAAACGAGTGATTTTTTATTGACGACTGCACATTATAATGCTGTCTTTGCTGAAATTATATTATTAATAATTATCCAATTGTATTCGTCTAATTGTCTAGTTGTATTATTTTTATCAACTTTGGTGCTTGGTTTACAAAATGGAATCACTAGTAGTATCAGTAATAATACATTACGCTCCACGCATTTTACTGGTATGATTACTGATGTAGGGCTATGTATTGGTGAAATGATGAAGAAAAATTTTGAATACACTCATAAATTTAAAATATGGATTTCAAGCTTGTGTTCTTATTTTTTAGGTGGGATACTTGCATCCTTTTGTGTACAATATACATTATATTATGTTTATATTGTCAATATTGTTGTAATGATAAGTGTATTAGCAAATTGGAAAATTTTTTTTCATCCTTAATAAATAATCTTCTAGAATAGTAAAATGTTTACCAAAATATTTTATATTAATTTGGACCGTCGTCCTGAAAGAGATGAAAATGTAAAAATACAATTATCTAAAATTGGTTGGAAAGGCCCTATAGAACGCATTCCTGCAGTCGATGGAAGAAACTTGGAAGAAAAAACAATCAAGCAATATTTTACCAAACAGGCAATCGAACAATCCAGATCAAAGTATGATCAATTTATCCCTGGGTATTATATGACAAGAGGTGGTATGGGATGTGCATTATCTCATCGAAAGATTTTTTTAAAAGTAATGCAAGAAAATCATGATTGTGTACTGGTTATTGAAGATGATATTATTTTTGCAAATGATTTTTTGAATGCTTGGAATCATTATACAAAATCTGTACCGGCAAATTTTGATTTGGTCTATGTTGGGTATCACGAATCTGAATTAACAAATTTTACCAATATCAATTCAGAATTTTCAAAACCTAGTGGAGTCGTATTTGGAACCTTTGGTATGGTAATTCATAAAAAAGTAGTACCAACTCTACTTGAATTATTTCCAGTTTATGGGCAAATTGATTCCATGATCTCAACAACATTTCCCAAAATAAATGTATACACTTTGCATGCTCACAAGCGATTAGTGCTATCGCAGGAAGATTCAATATCTGATATTCAACTGACCGAAGCAGCGAACCAAAATCAAACATTTTGGAACTATTGGTTTATCATTATTATTGTTTTGATTTTGATATTTTGCTTATGTGATGAATAATTATATTTATCAATTATAGAAAATGGCTGATAATACACCTTCTCCAACACCAAAACCAGATCCTAAAACCTTGAACTTTAACAATTATCACACTGTTAGACCAGGCAGACGCTCCTGTGGATGCGGACGATAAATTTTTCAATTGACACGAATTGAAAAAAGTCGAAAAACTGTTAGTACTACTAAATATTATTCCAACGCTGTATTGAATGGATTCAATAATGCCTTTAATTGTTTATATTTAGCGACAAGTGCTTGATAATTAACATTCATCTCTCGAATTTCCATAGTAACACCATTTAAATGATCTTCTAAATGTTCCTTGTAGTTCTTGAATATACACAATTCCGTACAATAATCACATACAACAAATCTGTCCGGACATTCATTTATTGCGTGATTGTTCAACATTGGAGATTTTATAAATTTCTGACAAGAATGACACAATGAATATTCATGAGCATGATACATGTGATCGATGTACTGATTTTTCAAAACATATCTTGTACAAAGATTACAATGTAAGTGAGCGGAACAGGAAAATAAATGAAAGTAAAAATCTTCTCTTTTAAAAACTCGATGGCAAGAGCATTGCATATAATATTTTGGACATTCTTTTTCAATATGATGATTCAAAATAATTTGCGAACCTACAAAATTATTGCAAAAAGGACATTCTTTGGATAAATTATCTATAAGCATCAATGTAAAGTCTTTACGCAAGGATCTTTTTGCTGTAATTTGGCTCAGCGAAACGGTACCAGGACAATATAAACATTTTTTGGTATAATCTCGTTGTTCTACATCTTTATCTAGTTGCAAAAAAGATGTCGCACAAGCGAGACATACTCGGCAAAACGATGAACATCCTATTTGGTTAAAGCTGAAACACGAAAAACAAGTAAATTCAACAGGAATCACTAGCTTTTCCATACATATACAGCAATTTTCATTCATAGTTGATCTTCTATAGATAGATATGTAAAAAAAATTTTTATGGATTAATTCTCATAGTCTCACAAATCTTTCCATGCAAAATGTCTGATCTTTCACGCTGTATAATTTTTTCGATAAGCTCTTCGGCAGGTAATTCCTCATCTTCTTCGTCTGGGAAATAATTTCGATACTGTAAATAAAGAGTCCAATATTCCATCTTTTCCAAAGATTCACGCTTTTCTTCCAACATTGTAGATTCAGTCTTATTTAATTGAAGGGATTTTGAAGGGACAAGTTTCTTTTTCTCCTCAAAGTTGGATTTAATTTTTGATTCGCGTTCAATTTGGTATACCTTTTCAAGTACATCATTTTTGGATGTATTCACTGGAATGGTTACATCATAATTATCCTTGACAAGTTTACAAATAGTTTCAGGTGTCTTGTTTGCAAACACATTTTGAATCGTACCTTCTATCTCCGTCTTTTCTTCGGTTGACAAATAAATATCATCATCCTTGTCGTGTTTTAAAGGTTCGACACATTCAATCACAACAGGACAAGGTAAGACCTGCTGTGTTTCTACCACCAAAGCTTGATTATGTGCAGTCTTGATTTTTTCGTATTTTTCGTCCGTGCTTGTCTTGTATAATGCTTTTTCCTCGTCTGTCAAGATTTTCCATTTTGCCGAAATATCTCTAGAAATTTCAGGCAACCTCCAATCATTATGCTCTTGTTTAATTTTGGGATAATTTTGTTTGAAAAAATTCTGATACGCATTGGGTGTTTTTGGTTTCTTTTCTTCAATCACCATATATTTGGCCTTGTCAACATCAGATAATTCAGACCATTGGGTTCGAAGTCGGCACATAATTTCAGTTCGAGATTCATCTGGAAATTCTTGTTTCAATGCTTTATAATTGTCTTTTACATACAAATTGTATTTACTCTTCACGGTTATATTAGCTGATTTATCCCACATGTCCACGAGCTTTTGACGATTTACCTTGCATTCGACAATGATGAGATGCAAAAATTTCTTGAGTCTATGATTCATTTTTTTTAATTATAGACAATTTTTTAAAACAATTCATTTTTCATATTTTTTTTTGCAAGGTTTATTTTTATATTGCTTTATAAGACCGGATGAGCGCTGCGAGTCCACAAAAATCGTTTTTCTTCAACCACAGGTATAATATTTAAGCTCGGCGCAACATCTAAATCGACAATCAAACAAGTATGAATTTCTTTCTTCTCGTCTTCTTTTAGATAGGAATTTATTGATTCATCATAAAACCAATTTTCATTTTGAAATACAATCATATTTCTTTGATGATTTGATAATAAAGATTTTATTTCCAAGGCTATATTTTCTTCCATACCACAATAAATATGATAGGGTATTAAATTTTGATAACGCGAATAAATATATTGATAATGAAAATGAGAATATACATTATTTTGGGGAATTATTGTTTCTCCTTTTGGAAGCATTTCTTTAATTGTTAAAATTTTGGCAGTATCCAAAGGTAGAGTATAATCGCGACGCTCTTGAAAGAAAATTACATTTTGATTGGAAATTTTGTATTCCTCCTTTAAATTTTTTATAACTGCAAACGCGTCTTGTCGCGGCAATAAATTCGTCATTATTACTTTTGGAGACATTACCCACGGCCATATAAATAAATTTGGTATTCTCATTTTATTAAAGGTAAAAATATA